AGCCAAGAACATGATTGTTTCTCCTCCAGATAAAGAGTTGAAACTTCCTTCTGTTGATGCTGAATTCAAATTGACACAAGATGATTTGACACAGGCATTGAAGAATGCTTCTGTCCTACAATCACCTAACCTTGCATTTGAATCTGATGGTGAAACAGTTTCTGTAACCGTGTTCAATGCAAAGGACGATTCTGCACACACCAACACAACCATCATTCATAGTGAAGGTCAGTATAAGAAATTCAAGGCAGTATTTTTGGTTGAAAACTTCAAGATGATTCCTGACACCTATAATGTTGAGGTTTCTTCCGCAGGTCTTTCATCATTCAGAAATGAAGCTGGAGATATGCAATACTTCATTGCTATTGAAGCCAAAGACTCCAAATTCGGAGAATAATATGTTGTTATATTTTACTGATGCCATCAACAACAAAAGTGTGGCAGTAAATCCTGATCACATCATTGCTGTGTTTGTTGGTCCAGAAGGAACAGAACTTGCAGGAAAAACAATCATCAACATTCCATCTGGCACCTTGGCTGTGGTTGAGGACTTTTTGAGTGTTGTCGGTAGAGTAAATGGAGAATTGAAATGACTAAAGTGAATACATTGTTTGGTTCATTTGATGAAGAGCAGCTGAAAAAACTTAAAGGTTATATTGATGAGGTTGTTCTACACATGAATAAAAACAAAGCCAACAACGAAGCCATTAAAGATATTATTGACATTGCAAATGACGAATTGAAGTTGCCAAAGAAAATTGTCAAACGCATGGCAAAAACACAATTCAACAACTCTTTCCAAACAGAAGTTGCTGAATCAAAAGAGTTTGAGGCCTTATTTGAATCCATGCAGGATATCAAATGACAGACCTGGTAGGACGTAGAACCTTCGCCAAAACCCTAGGCCTCGCTGGCCTAGTGGTTGCAGGCGTATCTGCTTATAAAGAAGCTAAGGAACGAATCGTCTACAAACAAGATGAACTTCCAACCAAAGAATTGGAAGCACAACTTGAAAAAAAACCTGTGTTGCAACTCAATGCAACATACGGTGAGGAATTACCACCTCAACAGTTGTATGGAACAAACATGTATGTGATTGGTTTTGGACCAAACTATAAACCAGGCACAGAAAAACATGTTCATGTAAATATTGTACCTGGTCCTGATGGTAAACTTTATGTCAAAGAGAATGACACTTGGCGTAAAATCTGATATAATTATGTTTTTTATTATGGAGTTTTTGAATGAGCGAACACATTTTGTGGGTAGAGAAGTATCGTCCGCATAAAATTGAAGATTGTATTCTTCCTGATGCACTAAAAAATACCTTTCAGGAATATGTAAATCGTAAAGAAATACCCAACCTATTGTTCGCAGGTTCTGCTGGTGTCGGTAAGACTACTGTTGCAAGAGCTCTCTGTGAAGAAGTTGGTTGTGATTACATCATCATCAACGGTTCGGAAGAAAACGGTGTTGATACTATTCGTGTCAAAATTAAAAACTATGCATCGTCCATGTCACTTATGGGTGGTCGCAAGGTCATCATTCTTGATGAGGCAGATTATCTAACACCCAACGCACAAGCTATCCTCCGTGCAGGTATTGAAGAATTTTCTAACAATTGTTCTTTCATCTTCACCTGTAACTTTAAGAACAGGATCATTGATCCTATTCATTCCCGTTGCACCGTTATTGACTTTAAACCAAATGGTTCTAAAGCCAAGATGGCCACACAATTCTTCAAACGTGTTGAGAACATTCTTTCGGAAGAAAATGTTGAATACGATAAAGAAGTTGTGGCTGCGGTCATCACCAAACACTTCCCAGACAATCGTAGGATTCTAAATGAGTTGCAACGATATGGTGTGAGTGGTAGAATTGATCGTGGTATCCTGGCTGCGGTTTCTGATGTTAAAATGACAGAGTTAATCTCCGCTCTGAAAGAAAAGAACTTTGGAGATTGCCGTAAGTGGGTTACAAATAACCTGGACAACGATCAAACCAGAATCTTTCGTAACATCTATGATGGTCTTTATGACCAACTAAAAGCCAATTCTGTTCCACAATTGGTTTTGATTCTTGCAAAATATCAATATCAGGCGGCTTTTGTGGCAGATCACGAAATCAATTTGATTGCCTGCTTGACTGAAATCATGATTGAGTGTGAATTCAAATGAGTCCGTTTGATTATGTAGACCTGGTTCTTCATAAAAAGAAACAGGACGGAGACCTTGATTTCGTAGATTACGCACCCTTTATTGTCAATCGGTCACTTTCCTACCATCTGGATTGTGTATTACATGCACAAGAAATGAATCTCTGGCCGTCATTAGACAAGGATATGCAATACCAGTATCTTCTAAATAGTATCAGACCTATGAAACGGAAGTTCGCTCCGTGGCAGAAGTCTAAAGTGGAAGAGAATATTGATTGTATTAAAACATATTTTGGTTATTCCAATCAAAAAGCCAAAGAGGCTTTGCATATTCTTACTGATGAACAAATCGCTGAAATAAAAAGAAGAACCGATAAAGGCGGAGTGAAATGATTGACATTAAGGATTTAGTAGAAGTAACATTGAAAGAACAAGATGATTTTTTGAAAGTTCGTGAAACTTTAACACGCATTGGTGTTGCTTCCAAAAAAGATAAAACATTGTATCAATCTTGCCACATATTACACAAACGTGGCCAGTATTACGTGGTACATTTCAAAGAACTATTTGCATTAGATGGAAAGCCAACGGACATTACTGATAATGATCTGGCTCGTAGGAATGCAATCGTCAATTTGTTGGAAGATTGGGGTCTGTTAAAAGTGGTAAACAAAGAACAGACACAAAAACCAGAACCTATTTTTCTTTCTCAGGTGAAGATTCTTTCACACAAAGAGAAACATGAATGGCAACTGGTACCAAAATATAATATTGGTAAGAAACCACAAAATTCTTAAAAATTGACTAAATAATATTATCTGGTCCCAATCGGGATGGGAACATGGTAGGCGGCAACCATGTTAAACACCGTCATCAATGCCATTTTGGGTTGATACAATTTAATTAACTCGCTTATTAAGGAGAAACACATGACCTCTTATTTCGCCCCTATGCTCGACTTCCGTAAATTGGATCCGTTTGCTGTTGGATTTGATGAAATTTTCAAAGACCTACAAGAAATGACACAAAATACTGCGAAGCAATTAACTGCATATCCTCCATACAACATTCGTCAAGTCAAAGACAACAAGTATGTCATTGAAATGGCTGTCGCTGGTTTTGCAAAATCTGATATTGAAGTTACACTAGAAGGTAACAATTTAGTAATTAAAGGTTCCGCAAAAGAGCATGATGGAGAAGAAGGTACATTCCTACACAAAGGAATCGCCAACCGTAGCTTTACACGTGAATTTAAATTAGCAGACAAGATTGAAATCAAAGATGCTGAATTGGTTAATGGTATGTTAAAAGTTTGGTTGGAGAATATGGTTAAAGCCCAAGAGCTTATCAAAAAAATCTCTGTCAAGGAAAAAAAGGATGAATAATTGGTGGCCCGTATCCGATGAGGAATGGGAACGCCTTAATTATCCAGAAAAATTCCAATAAACAGAGGGGCTCTTGACAGAGCCCTTTCTTTTTTGATATAATACCATCATGAAAACCGAAAAACCAATTAAAGTCCGTGTAATATCTTCCAAGGAAGAATTCTACACCTTTAAAAGTTGGCCAACAAAAACAATTGAAGGCGTAATTTTTATTGGTGTGAATAAGTTCGCCCCAACGCAAGACAAAACACAAGTCATGTATTGGTTGCGTAAAGACTCTTTGGAATATCTAAAATAAATGCGCCTGTAGCTCAGTTGGTCAGAGCAGCGGACTCATAATCCGTTGGTCCTAGGTTCAAGTCCTAGTGGGCGCACCAAACAAAAAGGAAAACTATGTCTATTACATTAAAAAATCTTGAGAGTGCATTGGCTGGCGAATCAATGGCTCATATCAAGTATCGTTATTTCGCCAAAATTGCTCGTGAAGAAGGTTATGAAGATGTTGCAAAACACTTTGAACATACCGCTGACCAAGAAATCAAACATGCATGGGGTCACCTAGAATTGTTGATTGGTAAGCCTTCAACCAAAGAATGTTTGCAGAAAGCCATTGATGGTGAAACATATGAATTCACAGAAATGTATCCTTCTATGTTGCGTGAAGCACAAATTGAAGGCAACCAAGAAGCAGAGCGTGAAGCTGCACATCAAATTGCAGAAAGTCAAACACATGCGGAAGAATTCCGTAAAGTTCTTACACTTGCTGAAAAACGTTTTGCCGCTTTGAAGAAAGTGGAAGAACGTCACGCAAACGCATATAAACAAGTATTGGAGAAACTATAATGGATCATATTTGCATTGTTTGTGGTCATGTCCACGATGAAGAAACTGAAGGTAAATGGGATGAACTTCCCGAAGATTTTCTTTGCCCCGAATGTGGTGTGGGTAAAGATGAATATGTTGTGATGGAATAATCGTGGAGAGCCACAAGAGAACGCTAACCAGAGCGGCAAGTTGGAGAATAACTGCTACAGCTATTACCGCAGTCTGGACAGGCATAGAAGGTGCTATTGTTATTAACATTTTTATGACAGTAGCACACTATATACACGAAAGAATTTGGTTGAAAATAAAATGGGGTAGAGAATGATAGAATTACTTTGGGGATTATTGGCCATTATTTTAATTGATATTGTTCTTGGTGGTGAAAATGCATTGGTCATTGCCATGGCAACAAAAGGACTACCAGATGAATTGCGTAAGAAAGCAATTTTTTGGGGAACATTTGGTGCCGTTGGTGTTAGATTCCTATGTGTTCTAGCACTCAGTTATTTGTTATTAATTCCAGGTCTAAAAGTTGTTGGTGGTGCATTGCTACTATACATTGGATGGAAATTAGTTTCAGATACAACTGAACACAAGATTGAAACCAAGACAACATTCTGGGGTGCAATCAGCACAATTGTTGTTGCCGATGCAGTCATGGGACTTGATAACGCATTGGGTATTGCTGGTGCGGCCGCAGGTAATTGGTGGCTAATTATCTTTGGATTGTTAGTTAGTGTGCCTATTATCATTTATGGTAGCACATACATCTCAAAATTCTTAGATAAGTATCCTGATTCTATCTTCTTTGGAAGTTTCATTCTGTTTTCTGTCGCATTTCAAATGATTACAACAGAAAAGTTTGTACATGATTTTTGGTGGGATGACTTACATGAATGGACTGAAAAGGTTGTACCTTTCTTAGCCGCATTGGTTCTGACTGCAAAACAATATTATCGTTATAGAATTCGTAATGAAACAAAAATTTCGTGATGCTTATATGAAAACGGCCGAGACATTCGCAGAATTGTCCTCGGCTCGTAGACTACATGTTGGTGCGATTGTTGTAAAAGATGATCGCATCATTTCTATTGGTTATAATGGTATGCCAAGTGGTTGGGACAATAATTGTGAATACGAAGAAATTTATGATTATAAACTAAATGATGAAATTTATGAATTAAAAACTAGACCGGAGGTGTTACATGCTGAAACAAATGCAATCGCTAAGTTGGCAAAGTCTACTGAATCTGGCCTTGGTGCTACTCTTTTTGTCACTCATGCTCCTTGTTTGGACTGTGCAAAACTGGTATATCAGTCTGGTATTAATACCGTTTATTATAGGAACAGTTATCGTGACAATAAAGGCATACAATTCCTACAAAAAGCAGGAGTTATAGTAGAAAAAATTTGACCGCTAAATAAGTCTGGAGGAGGGTGAATTATGAATACGAAGGTAATCAACTGTCCGGACAAGAACTTTAAGCCATTTGTTGAGAAGGCCGCTCTCTTTTACGCCAAAGAATTAATTCCAAACACCAGAATACGAAACAATTGTTTCACTACTATAAGATTTGATGGTCAGTTGGAAGAATATGGTTATGCATCCGTTGAAGATTATAACACTAGAAAACAACCAAGAGAATTCCTAATAGAAATACATCCAGGAATTGGTGCCAGAAAAATTCTAGAAACACTTGCACATGAAATGGTGCATGTCAAACAATACATATACAACGAAACCAACGATGACCTATCGGTCTGGCATGGTAAAAAAATAAACTCAGACAAAGTTGATTATTGGAATCATCCTTGGGAAATAGATGCACACGGAAGAGAAACAGGCCTTTTGACAAAGTTTGCTGTAAGTGAATGTCTGTGGGAAGTATTTGAAGAATTTAGGAATCCGAATCTACCTATAGTTTCTGTTCCTATTAAGTGGAAAAAAATATGAGTCATGTTCATTGGGAACATAAAACCTATGGTGCAGAAAAGATTGAAGTTTTCCAATGGGGAGAAAACGCTGTTTGCAGAATAGGGAAATATTGTTCTATTGCAGATAGAGTAAAAGTTTTTTT